CTAAACGGTCGAGTTTCGGGAATTCGGTGTGAATACAAAGGGGAGCTGAAATGTCCACTCGCTCTGTTCCACTAATTGCAATTGTAGTCATATCAATTGCAATTGTTTTTGCTTCTACATCAATATTAACATGCCCATTGCCGCAAATGTCGATGCCACTTGGGTCAAACGATAATTTATGGGGCACACCACCGTGCGTTTTCTTAAAGTCCATTAATATATAGTATTAATGTTTTTTAAATCAAAATTCATTTTTTTTAAACTATCTTAATTATAAATGTACCAATTTTGTTTAGGCGTAATTGCGGGTGTATATTTAGAACAAACCTACCGGTTGCCAAATGTTTATGAAAAATTCATAGAGATTGAGGCATATATGAAATTACGGAAGAAGGATTAAATTAAATTAAATTGAATTTAAAAATACAGTGGATATAATGATAGGATGATGTTTGCAGGGTTATCTCTTAGTCAGTTTCAGGTGGATGCAATTAATGGGCTAGTATGTGGAAACCATGTTCTTGTGACAGCACATACGGGTTCAGGAAAGACGCTACCAGCAGAATGGGCAATATCACATTTTCATGAGAAAGGTAAAAAAGTGATATATACTGCACCAATCAAGGCACTTTCGAACCAGAAGTTCCATGAATTTAGTAAATCATTTCCGAATATTTCATTTGGCATTTTGACGGGTGATATTAAATTCAACCCGGAGGCGGATGTTCTTATCATGACAACGGAAATATTGCGCAATACTTTGTATCAGATGTTGCTAAAAAACAAAGACCTTGTGGAATTGGACTTTGAAATGGATATTGAAAATGAATTAGGGTGTGTCATATTTGACGAGGTTCATTACATTAATGATGCGGGTCGCGGTAAGATATGGGAGGAGACGATAATGTTGTTGCCACAATGTGTGCAGATGTTGATGCTATCTGCAACGATTCAGCACCCGAAACGTTTTGCAGATTGGATTACAACAATGAAAAGCAAAACCGAAAGTAGCAGCAGAGAGATACGTATTCAAGAAAATAAGACGGTTGTAATATGTAGTACAGAACACAGAGTTGTTCCACTGACACATTATCTATGGTTGTCTCGGCATAATAATGTAGATGGAATGAGTGATTCGACAACGAAACGAATGGCAATAGAGATGTGTAATTCACCGATTGTCATTAAAGAACAGTCGGGATTGTTTAATGACGTTGTGTTTGAAAAGATGAATAAGATACAACGTACGTGGCAAAAGGATAAGATAGATGTTAAGAAGACATTTGGTTTGAATAAACTGGTTGAATATTTGAATAGAGAGAAGATGTTACCAGCAATATCATTTGTGTTCTCTCGTAACAAAGTGGAAGAATATGCACACGAGATTGAGAAGTCATTGCATTCGAAAGATAGCCAAATGCCTCAAATGGTTGAAAAGGAATGTAAAACGATTCTCTCTAAATTGTCAAATCATTTGGAGTATATAAATCTACCAGAGTTTCAAATGATGATGAAACTATTAGAGAAAGGAATAGCTATTCACCATTCAGGTATTGCACCAGTCTTGCGGGAGATGGTTGAGTTATTGTTTTCAAAAGGATATATAAAGCTGTTGTTTGCAACGGAGACTTTTGCAGTCGGTATTAATATGCCGACGAAGACAGTTATATTTACGGGTGCCGAAAAGTTCGATGGTAATTCAATGCGGATGATGCAACCACATGAGTATACACAGATGGCGGGTCGGGCAGGGAGACGTGGTTTGGACACGATTGGTTATGTGATTCACTGTTGTAATATGTTTAAACTGCCACCAGTACAGGAATATAGGCAAATGTTGAGTGGAAAGAGTCAGCTATTTACGTCAAAGTTCAAATTGGGATATAATGAAGTGTTGAATATGATGGCGAATGACGAGTCGTTAATTACTAATCAAGATGACGTGGTAGAGAGAATTTCCTCATATGTTCGCAACAGTATGTTATATCAAGATATAGAGACCGAGCTACATGAAGTACAGGAGCGGTTAGAAAGGATGGATATTGCATATATAAAAGAGGAAGATAAATATAACTCAATTAGAGCAACCGCGTGCGAAGTTATTATGGAATATATGGAAAAAACAATAGCGGTAAAAAAAATGACGAATAAGAAGCGCAAGCGGATGGAACAAGAGATACGTCAGATGGAACAAGAGAATAAACATCTCCTGCGAGATGTAGAATTGTTTAATGTGTTGGATTGTAATCGGATAGAAATAGAATCCGAGAGAGAGTATATGGATAAAATAGAGAGATATATTCCAAATCAGATTAACAAGGTTCTCTCTATATTGGTAGATATAGGGTGTTTAACATCAACAACATGGCAAAAGACATTGAGAGGAGACTGTGTAACTAAGATACAAGAAGTGCATCCATTGGTAATGATTGATTTGTTAAAACAAACAAATAATTTCGGCGAATTCACGGCAAAGGATTTGGTTGCATTTATGAGTTGTTTTACGAATCTCACAATCAAGGATGATTTGCGTGTGTCTTCATATGCGATTGATAGGATAGGTGTAAATAAAGATTTGGAAGATAGTCTAAAATTAATCAAACCATCATTTGATAAATATGAAGATATAGAAGTTAAACATGGAATGGATACAGGACTAGAGAGAACATATCATTATGATATGGTAAAGTCAATGGTGGATTGGTGTGATGCCGATACGGAGATGAAATGCAAAGTGGTTATACAGCAAGCACAACATGAAAAGGGAGTATTCTTAGGAGAGTTCATAAAGAGCCTATTGAAGGTTGTAAATATTGTAAATGAACTTAAAAACATCGCATTAATTCTCAATGACGTGTCTTTTCAACATAAGCTCACATATTGTGAGGAAAATGTGTTGAAGTTTGTAGTCACAAACCAGTCACTCTATTTATAATTTATATTTTGCAAAAAAATCATTTTTGTAATCACTATTTTTGGCATTTTTATTTTGACGTTTCAGCTCTATGTATTCGTCTCGAATTGTTTTATTTTTCAAAAGTCCTTTAAATTTCATAATAGTGTTATATTTTTTGCTTTTATTTCGAACAATATGAAGATTTGTACCTTTTCTAGAAATAATAGACCATGTATTATCAATATGAAGACATTTATCAAATGTATCATTTGAGGCAAATTCTTGCACATGATTTTTTGGCGTATCATTTGTTACATACATAACATCGAGTATTGGTTTCGCTAATATACCATCTACTGTTGTACTTCCAATATGTTCAAAATTTGCATTTTTGATAGATCGGTTTTTGGCAAAGGTCTTTTTAAACGCGTGAAATTTTTTGGCAAAGGTCTTTTTATTTATATTTTTCATAACGCCACCAACCCGTTTATTTTTCTTGGTAAATGAATGCATGTTAGGATGGCACTTCATATATTATTACATTATTTTTTCTTCTTCATTTTTTTATTCTTTATTGTTTTTTTCTTCATTGTTTTATTCTTCATTGTTTTTTCGTTTGTCCATCGTAGCTTGCTTTTTGTTCTTATTGATTTTCTAATAATAGATTTTATTTCAAGTCCTTTACCATCAAATGTATAATTAGCTGCTATACACAGAGTATTAATATCTTTTATAATTTCTTCAGATAGTTCTTCAATATTAATTAAATTTTTTAATTTAAAGGATTTTTGGATAGGTTTTAAATAAGCATTTAATTCCGAAATGGTTTTTTTATCAAATTTGTCAACTGTATATTCTTTAAAAGTTATTATATTACAGCACATTTTATATAAAGATGCATATCTATCATTTCTGTATATACCAGTGTTGTAATTATTATAACGCGCAATTGAAAATGAAACTCTTAAAATATATTTGATATATGATATATAATTGATATATCCATTAACTTCGTTATTAAGTTCAAGTGGTTTATAGTGTGTTTTAAATTCACCAATGTTTTCTAATGCACAAATTAAATAATCATCCCTTAGAAACATTGGTCGCCATTCTATTTCTGGCCATTTGCTGGTGGTAGGTGTGCATTTTGTTCCTTTACCATATTGAGCACCATTTGGGTACTGTATTATTTTGTCACTTGTGTCACTACATTTATTAAATCGTTGTAATTCTAATACAACTATATTTACACATGAAGAAGTGTACGAACTTTCAATTGAATACGCATTAACACTGCAATTTGTTCTATAAAACTCTTCATCTGTAAAATTAATATCCTTATATAACAGATTATACAACGTTTTTGCCGATTTATACATTTGGTTATATCTAATGTCAAAAAAATCCCCATCTAACAATTGACGACCACCTAAATTTTTATAAAAATTCACAACTTTATCAATGTCATCTGTAGCATTTGTGAAAAGACGTAGATTTTTAGAAAAGTGTTCGGTTAATGATGTTATATTTGCACCGGTATGTTTTAATGCTCCAGCCTTCGCTAATTTTAGCAATGTAAAAGAATATTCTATATTTTTTGCAATAGGAGTAACTGGTGAAAATCCAAAATCATACCCATTTTCAGATTTATGTATCCAAAATCCTGGATATTTCCGTATATATTTATTGATTAATGTTTCCTTGCTAGAACTATAATACCCAGATAAATACAAATTTGTATCTAAGCTAATTGGCATATTGATATGTGGGTTTGAACACTTATTTCGATTGCATGATTTTTTACAATTTTCTCTAAAATTAATTTTTTTACAAACCGACTTGTAGAAATTTTGCCACATATATTTTAAAACATCAGGGGCATCTTTGCCCATTAATGTCAAATCATAGTCAGATTTTATATTAGTGCTACCAAATGATTTGATGAAAACTTCTTTTGAATTTGTGTGTTTTTTGGCATCATTGAAAAGATTATCAATGTGTTCTTTACGCATTTTACCTAAAATATATAAAATCGTTTCAGGTGTTTCGTCGAGATTCTTTATTGGGAGATTATTATTATTATAATGTTTTGATAAAGTACCCCAACCATATTGAAGATATAAATCAAATAATTCATAATAAATATCTTGGTTATTCATATATTTATTATAAGTTATTATATTTACATCGGCCATTTATTCTCTTTACAAATAATATAAAAAAATGACTACATTAATAATATGCATATTATAATTGATTGTAGAGAGAATAAATTGATAGAGTTATTCTCTCCGGAAGCAATCAAAGTTGAATCTCTAAAAATAGGGGATATTGTGTTTCGGAATGATAAAGGGGAAGACATAGTGATTATAGAGAGAAAGTCTGTGGCGGATTTGGCCGCGTCCATCTCAGACGGTCGCTATAATGAACAATCATACAGACTGAACACGTGTGATACAACGAACCACAACATTATCTATTTGATTGAGGGTGATATTCGCGCACAGACTAAATTTAGCAGAATTACACCAGATATTTTATATTCATCGATTACAAGTATTTGTTTGTACAAGGGCTTCTCTCTATTTGCAACACATGATTTACAAGAAACATTCAAAGTTATTCAATGTATGTTTAAGAAGGTATGTAAGAACATTGATGATGGTAAACATCTTTACACTGCAAATATACCCGCACCAAGCGCAACGTGTGGTGAATATATAGATGTGATGAAAAACGCCAAAAAAACAAATATTACAAGTGGAAATATTGCTGAAATAATGCTTTCTCAGATACCAAGTGTAAGTAAAAATATTGCAAAAGTTGTTATGGAAGAATACAGAACACTGGCTAATTTGATGGACGCAATAACACAAAAGGATGAAAAATTGGATATGTTAAAAATGAAAGATTCAAAAGGAAAAGAGAGAAGAATTAGCAAAACCGCAATCGAAAACATAAAAACATATCTAATTTAATATATATATATAATGATTGACCGAATAACGAACGTCTGCAAAAATTATAAATATTGCATCTCGGTTATATTAACGATTGCATGTGTGTATGGATTATATAAACTTGGCAAAAAACAACAGCAGCAACCACTCCGAGAAGGTATGGGAAACAAAGACTTACATCCGGCAAATATTAAAGGTGCTGTGAAAAAGCTAAAAGACACAAACACACGCATTGAACAAGATATGTTAGTTGGTGAATATAAATCAGAATACGAGGATTATTTAATAGAACTATATAGATATGTTGATTTAGTTGGTTTAGATGAATGTGTAAAACCTCATAAAAATATTAATGAAAAAATGAGGGAATTATCCAAATTTGACACTAGGTACACACCTTTGAAAATGATGGTAAACGAGTCAATGGCGCTTCTGGATAAAATTAATAAAAAATAGCAACACACTAGACAAAATCAATAATGGTATATGACGTTATTGGTATATCGTATCAAATCTAGAATCACGCTCTTTTTTACCGACGAGTTGGTCTTTAACTAATTTTTCACTAAATTTATTACCACCCCAATTACTATCCATTGGATTGGTGGATAATTTCCCACGAGATTTATTATCATTTGAGCTCATGTTATCATAAACAGATTCAAATTTTTGCATTTTAGACGATAAATTGCCTGGTAAATTTTCAGCGGATACATTTTCATTACCACCTTGTGGGTCGTGTGGCGAAGGTCTGGTTGAATATACAGAGTTGTTCTGCGCATCAAAACTTTGTTGTAAAAACAATACGGGACAATTGAGGCCATTTGCGCGTTCCCAATTAATATAATCTGTATATTCGTCTAAATTATTAAAAATAACAGGATTCACACCAGGAACATATGTTAATTTTGAATTAAACAGATATATTTTAGCACCTTTCTGTATTAAAACATCATGGCAATTTTTATTTTGAGCATCATTGTCTTTATTATCGTCATTTTTTTCATTAACGAATGCTTCCATGAATTCAGTGTGTGTATAATTATAAATAAACGTTAGTCCTAAACAAAATATGAAGCTGACTAAGATAACTTTTAAAGTTTCTGGTATTTTAACCGATGATGGTATTTTAACCAATGATGGTATTTTAACCAATGATGGTATTTTAACCAATTCATGTAATTTACTAACCATATATATAATTTATATATAATATATATATGACAAATCCAAAAACGCAAGGAATTCTAAAACTATTAGATAGTCATGAAAAAGTAATAGCAATGATTCATGCAAAATGGTGTTCTCATTGTACAGATTTATTACCAAAGTGGCATGAAATCGTTAAGACGCATCCGAATTTTAATAGAAATGTATATGATATTGAACAAAACGAATATAAAGGTGAAGTAGTGACCAAAATTGGAAATGTAGGCGCTTATCCTACAATATTAAGCATTGACGAGGAAGGACAACGAAACGAATATACTGGCGCAAGAGACGAAGAATCAATTGTTGAATGGATTAATGCAGAATTAAAGAATCCAAATAACAAACCAGTGAATCAATTGCCTGCACGTAAGATTGCGAAAGTACCATCTGCAACGAAACCAAAAAAGATGCATATGCGTAATAAAA